CGCAGGGTCAGCAGAACCGTCACATCTTCGACGCTGGGGGTGGTGCCGGAGACGTCGAGAACAACGGTGACCACGGCCTCGTCGGCAATTGTCGTGTCGGCGAGTGTCCCCTCGTAAACGGTGTCGGCGGCCACCATGTCGATTGGAGCCGACAGAATAGTCGTGCCGGCTTCCAGAACGTCAATGGTGTAGACCTCGTCGGTCGAGGCGTAGTCGGCGGTTTCGCAGCTACTTGAGACCCCGAGCACCTGGGCCTTGAAGGGAAGCTGCAGCCGGGCGATCACCGGTGCCGAGACGGCGGTGACTGCGCGGTTCATGGTGACCGGGACCACCTGGATGCCGGTCACCACTTCGGAGAAGTTGACTGTCGCGGCCAGGGCCGGCAGGGCAAGGACGAGCGAGATCAGGATCAGGAGAAGGGCGCCGAGGCCCCAGCGAAAAGACTTCATCTTGGTGATTCCTCCATTCAAAGAGTTTTTGATGTAGGGGTGCAGCATACTGCGCCCCTACTCGTCAATCACAACGGTCTAGCCCGCGACGATGTTCCCCTGGAACCCGCGGAAGTCACCCACGGCGCCGCCGTAGATGTGGCGGATTTTGTAGGTGAGCTTGTCGTTGGAAAACATGCTGCCGACGTTCGGCATGTCCTGGACGAAGAGCTCCGGCTCTTCCTTGCCATCGAGGAAACCGATCTCGATGGTCGGGAGATCCTTCGGATCGGCGGCCAGGAACCAGTTGTTCACGTCGGTCCAGAAGGGATTGACGATCAACTCCCAGGTGTGCCGGCGGATGGTATCGGCCTGGGTCGGGGTGAACTGGCCGAGGTTGGGCTGCACGGTGAGTTCATACCCGGTGTCCTCCAGAGTGCTCGGCAGGATCAGGAACCGGGGCGGGATGCCGAGGTAGTCGTTGCCCCCGAAATCGGTCTGCTGAATCATCTGCAGGCGGGCGGCCTGCAGTGCGGCCTTGTCGAGGGCCGCGGCCTTCAGGTTGGCGTGGTCGACGTGGAAGAGCGCCTTGGCGTCGTAAATCGCCGCGTTGGTATCGAGGAAGGCGAAAACGAACTTGTACAGGGTGCGGGCGGCGGCGCGGGAGAGCTTGACGGGGATGCGCCGGATCAGCTGCACGTCGTCGTTGCGGATCGCCTCGAGAGTCACGTCCTCGGTCCCGCCGCGCTTGGAGGGCGCGTAGGTCATTTCCTCATCGCTCGGGCTGGCGACGGCGGCGTAGGGGCCGCCCTCGGCGACGCCGAGGAGATCTCCGTAGCCGCCCATGCGCGGGCGGTGCTGGGTGCGGAAATCGTTGAGAGGCGCAACCTCGACGATCTTGCGCCAGTCGCTGAGACCGGCGAGGTTGTACTCCTTGAGCATCTGCCGGGTGATGGCGTCGCCCAGCGCTTCGGCGAAGGTGCCGCTCTGGATCGAAGCGGTGAGCCGGGTGGCATTGCGCATCTGGCCGGTAAAGGAAAGATCGCCGGTGATGTCCTGGTAGGCGGCCTTGAACGAGTTGACCTTGCCGGCGAAGAAGTCGTCAAGATAGGCGTCGACCTTGTCGCGCTGGTCGATGACGACCCGAAACCCGCCGGCGCCGAGCACGGTGCCGCTGGCGGTGAGCTGATCGAGCATCTCCTTTTCCTCCTTGATCGCGGCCCGCAGCGTCTCGACGGGAAAGACCGTCCCTTCGAAGCGGCGCTGCAGCTTGCTCGCGACCGGCTCCGGGAGTTTGCTCCCCGTAAGTTCGTCGCGCAGCACCAGCTTGCAGGCCAGCATGTTGACCGCCTTCATGCTCTCGCCTTCCCCCTGGGAGGATTTCCCGGCACGGCTCATTTCTTCGGTGACAACGGCGGCGATCGCCGCGCGCATCTCCGAGCCCATATCCACCAGCGGCGAGGCCATGGCCGCGGTGATCTGGTCGAGCGCTTCGTCTTCGGTGATGGATCCGTCATTGATCTTGGCCTGCACCTTGAGGTACAGATCCGGACGCTTGGCCTGTAAGGCCGCCAACAGTTTTTTGAGCATCAGCTCCTCCGTTTCGCCGCCGACAGCGGCGGCCAGTTGGTGAATAAAACCTCCGCCGGCAGCCGGCTCGTAGACGACGTCCACCTGGACGCTCTTGACCTGCTGCGGCACCATCATTTTTTTGCCGCCGATGTTCACCTTGGCGGCCTTGGCGTTGATGTCCACGGACAGGCCGTAGACGTAGGGGATATTGTTCTGCTGGCAGGCGACCAGGTCGCCGTGCAGCCAGGTCGCCGAGGGCATGATGACAATCTCGGCCGAGATGCCGGTGTCATCGGCGACGGCCTTGGTGAGCGCCCCGACCAGCTCGCGGGTGCTCTTGCCGAACTTGGACTGCCGCTCCTGGTGCTGGCTGTTGTTGAGGGCAAAGACCTTGGCGCCGTCGAACATCGGCAGGGCGGCGGTCAGGGCCGTCTTGTCCCAGAAGATCGCCCCCTGCTTGTCGGGGCCGAACTCGATGACCCGCACCGACCACTTGAGGCAGGCCGGTTCGCCTTCGACGGCGGCGACGGCGGTGAGGAATTCGCAGGCCGCCTTGACCGGCAGAAAGTCGACCGTGCGCTGTACCTCGGCCGCTTCGCCGAGGGTCACCTTGCCGTCGACGATGGCGTAGGTGCGGCGAAAATACTTCTCGACCCTGTCGGCGCCGGCCGACTGGTAGACCACCGCGTCATCGAACAGCTCGACGACATAGCAGTTGTAACCCTTTCCTTCGGCGGCGCGCACCGCGTTCATCAATAACTCGCGGATCTGGTCAAAGCTCAGCTTCACGATTTGGCTCCTCTCCGGTCCGGGTTACTTCTTTTCGGCCTTCTTCTCGACGGTCAGCTTCTGCCCGTCGGCCGTGACCAGGGTCACGCTGGTCTCCGTTTCGACGAAGGCCAAAACGTCGGCCGGTTGCAGCGGCCGCTCGTACGGCTCGTAGGCCGTCATCTTCCGCCCGTCCTTTTCGATCTTTTTGACCTTGCTGCCGCGAAACTTCAGCCCGGCCAAATGTGCCTTGTCGATTTGCTCTGCCATGTCGTCCTCCTCGTGGGTTGATAATAGGGTTGCCGCCGACCCCGGTCCTTGCCCCTGTGGGGCCCAAATTTTGTTTATAAACGGCCTGTCAAGGATTTTAGGTACCTTTGCCCGGCTTCGGCTTGATCTGCCCCTGCTCGAACTTTCCGAACAGGGACTCTTCGAGCCCGGTGCGTTGTCCTCTTTGGGCGATCACCTCGCCCCGTTCGTTGAAGATGGGAAGCTTGTCCCGTCCCCAGGCATCCATGTACGGCACGTGGTCGCAGCCGCAGAGGATGACCTCGGACGCCGGTGCCTTCGGATCGCGGGGGTGCATGATCGAGAGCGACCCGAGCAGAAAGGGTTTGTCCACCGGCTGCACCTGGCCGTGCAGCGCCAGATGATTCTTTCTCGGCTGCTTCGGGTGCCCGGCGTGCCACCACTGTTTCTTTAGATCGGGGACGCTCGTGGATGCTGCCGCCATTCCGGATTGAGTCGCCTGGCTAAAGGTGCGCCCCATCTCGGTGCCGGTGATGACCCAGGCGCGCTCCTCGATGCTTTTGAAAACGCCGGGTGAATCGAGACTGCCGGCAATGGCGCTCATCACCTGCTGCGGGCTCTTCTGGCCGAGAATGCCGAGGGAGAGTTCGCCGCGGATCTTGCCGAAGGCGTCGGCCGTCAGGCCGCGGATCTTGTGAAAGCTGTAGTCCTTGAGCGTCTGCAGCACGCTCGTCGGGATGTGGCCGTAGCCGAGGGCCAGGCCGCTCCCCTTGACCGCGCCGGGCAGCAGATCGGCGCCGCCGTCCCAGGAGGCATCGAGCAGGTTGTCGAGCTCGCGTCCGGCCAGACTCTCGAACTGCGCCAGGTGTCCCTCGATCGAGGCGAGGTTCTGCCGCAGGTGGTAGGCGGTGTAGCTGTCGCCGGTCACGCGCTGCAGCTCGCCGAGGATCTGCGCCCGCACCTCGATCAAGATCCCCTTGACCGATTCCTGCCCGGCAAGGATCTTCTTGTCCTTGGCGGCCAG